GTCGATTATTAATGGTGAGCGTCAGGGAACATATGGTGATGCTGAAGATAGTTTTCAGACAATTGCAGATATGTGGAGTGCGTATCTGAACACAGAGATATCATCTGAAGATGTTGCTAATATGATGATTCTTATGAAAGTTGCTAGGAATTCTAGCGGTGTTTATAAAGATGATAATTGGATTGATATTTGCGGTTATGCGGCATTGGGCGGAGAAATTCAGGCTGCTAAAAATGCAATTGATGTGCAGCTTGAAGAAAATAAGAGAATAACTGTATCTATTATTGATGGTTTGAAAGGAGATAAATAATGTTTAATTTTAATAATGTAGCAAACAAGGCTTCAAGAATGTTGAATAAGGTAGGATTTCAGGTAAAGAAATATAGCCCTGAGTTTCTTATATGTGCTGGTGTAATTGGTGTAGGTGCAAGTGGTGTAATGGCTTGCAGAGCAACAACAAAACTAAGCGATATCATTGATAAAGCTAATGAAGACATCATCAAGACTGATGAGGTTATAGCTAATCCTGATATGTTACCAGAGGGGTCAGAAGAGTATACAGAAGAAGATGCTGCTAAGGATAAAGTGATAATCAGAGCGCATATGGTAATGGATATTGTAAAGCTGTATGCACCATCAGTTATATTGGGCGGATTATCGCTCACAGCAATTCTTACATCTAACAATATTCTCAGGAAGAGAAATATTGCACTTGCAGCTGCTTATGCCTCAACTAACAAGACTCTTAAGGAATATAGACAGAGAGTTGTTGAGCGTTTTGGGGAAGATGTTGATAAACAGCTTAGATTCAACACAAAGCAGGAAGAAATTGAAACAACTGTTATCGATGAGAAGACTGGAAAAGAGAAAAAAGTTAAGAAGACTATAGAAGTATATGATCCTAATACACTTAGTGAGTTTGCTGTAATATTTGATGAATCTAATGTAAATTGGAGCAAGACGCCAGGCGCTAATAAGATGTTTCTCATTAATCAGCAGAGATATCTGAATGATAAACTTAAGGCTGAGGGACGTCTGTTCGTAAATGACGTTAATAACGCACTTGGATTCCCGATAACAGCAGCTGGTCAGGTAGCTGGCTGGGTTTACGATGAGAAACATCCTATAGGCGACAATTGTATTGATTTTGGATTATTCGATTTAGATAATCCCAGAGCCGTTGATTTCGTTAATGGATACGAAAGAAGTATTATAATCGATTATAATTGTGACGGAAATATCTTGAAGTATCTTGACGAACCCAGGAATAAACAGTATGGGCTCAGGTAATATATACCGAGATATGTTTGATTACCCTTGGTTATTCGGTTACTAATCGAGCCAAGGGTATTTTTACGAAGGGAGTATTATGCAAATTAAGAACCAACTAGCTGCTATCGGAATGGTGTTTGTAATTGGTGTATCTTCATTAATTCCTATTCATATGAAGAAGCCAGTTACGAACGAAATATTCAAAGCAAGTGTTTCAAGTGAAATTGTTGTTCCAATGCAGTATAAAGTCGACGATACTGCTGAAGAAGATTTATATTTTGATGAATTAATTGAAGATGATACCATTGAAATAGCAGAAATAGAAGAGTCTGTGATTGAGCAGACCTTCGTAATGTCAGATGATGAGATTGAATTGTTAACATTAGTTACTATGGCAGAAGCGGAAGGCGAAAGCGAATATGGTCAAAGATTGGTTATTGATACTATTCTGAATCGCATTGACTGCGAGCGTTTTGACAACTCGTTAAGTGAGGTTATATACGCTCCAGGTCAGTTTTCTTCGGTGCATAACGGACGAATAAACAGATGTTATGTTAAGGAAGATATTTACCAGCTAGTGATTGATGAGTTACTTAATCGAACAAATGACGAAGTTTTATATTTCACAGCAGGGCATTACAGTGAATATAGTACGCCTCTGTTTTGTGAAGGAAATCATTATTTTTCAAAATAAGGAGAATTTACTATGAATAAGATTGATATGATATTTTCATTTATTCTTGGTGCTGCGGCAGGTTCTGTAGTCACCTGGGAAGTTGTAAAGTATAAATTTGATTTGGGTCCATACGAAGATATTATTGAAGAAGGCGGTTCTGAAAACAGTGAACTGACTAGCGTAGAAGGCATCGAAGGTGTAAAAAAAAACGCTAAAAATATAATAGAAACACAGGAGTATGTGGCTTATAACAAGAGCGAAGAAAAGGAGGACGATGAAAGTATGAATAACACCGGACCATATGTAATCACACCGGACGAATATGATTGCTCTGAATATGAGCCAACAACTCTTAA